AAGATAGTGTTTACAAAGAATTAAGAATTGATAAAAACAAGCTTTATTTAGGTTCTGAAATGGTTGTTTCTCCTTTGCTTAGTCAAGCTTATATAGGAGCTTCATTTGAACATAAAAGAGGGCATTTATTTAATGTTGATGTTGGATATGATTTCAACAACCAACAAAGATTAATTAAAGTAGGTTATAAACGTAAATTAAAACTATGGCAAAAAGAAACGAACTAAGTAAGAATACTAAAGAAAAAAGTAGGAATACTACAAGGCAAAGAGTTTATCAAGATGAAATTGATATTATAAACCAATACAGAAGAATACATAATGAAGCAGTAGAGAATGGTTTAAACCCAAATGATGTTAAACACGGATGGATAAAAAATGATAATAGCTCTTTATTCTTTAAAAACCCTACTTTTAAAACAGAAGATAAAAACAAGTTTAGAGATGATTTATTAAAAGATTTAAGAGGTTATTCTCCGAAGTTTCCAAAGTTAATTAGAAATAAATCTAAGGAAAGTTATGGTTTAGTAATAGACCCAGCAGATATACATATAGGTAAACTATGTACTGCTTTTGAAACTGGTACGGATTATAATCAACAAATAGCAGTTAAAAGAGTTAAAGATGGTGTTCAAGGTATATTAGATAAGTCGAGTGGTTTTAACATTGATAAAATTATCTTTATAGGTGGTAATGATATTTTACATACAGATACACCACAAAGAAGAACAACATCTGGTACTCCACAAGATACTGATGGAATGTGGTATGAAAACTTTTTAATGGCTAAACAACTTTATGTTGACTTATTAGAAATGTTGATTAGTGTTGCTGATGTTCATTTTACTTACAATCCAAGTAATCACGATTACACTAATGGATTTTTCTTAGCGGATGTTATTCAGACATATTTTAGAAATTGTAAAAATATTACCTTTGATTGTTCTATTAATCATAGAAAATATACTATGTATGGTAATAGTTTAATAGGTACAACTCACGGAGATGGAGCGAAAGAAGCTGATTTAGGTCAATTAATGAGTATTGAAGCTAAAGATTATTGGGTTATATCGGAGCATAGATATTTTTATACTCACCACGTGCATCATAAAACAGCTAAAGACTATATTAATGTAACTGTTGAAAGTTTACGCTCTCCTTCTCCAGCAGATAGTTGGCATCATAGAAACGGATATGTTTCAAAAGCAGCTATTGAGGGTTTTATACATTGTAAAAAGAACGGTCAAATTTCCAGAATAACACATTTATTTTAAAACTATTAATTATGGAAGAAAATTTTAAAGAAATACCTAATTATTATTTAGGTTCAAAATACAAATATGAAGCAAGAAAAGTAATAGAGGAATTTCAACCAGATAATTATAATGTTGCAACTGCTATAACTTATCTTTTAAGAGCTGGGAAAAAGAAATACGTTAATAACGATTTTAAAGCATCCTTAGAAGCTGATATACAGAAAGCAATTAATCATTTAACTTTTGAATTAGAACGCTTAAAATGATTCACGTATCAATATTTATAGTAATAGACGTTCAAGAAGATTCTGAAGGATATGTTTGTCCTTGTTTCTTTGATGAGGAAACACTTTTAGAGGAATACCCAGATTGTAAGTATATTGAAGTAGAAATAGATAACTTTAATATCAACTTAAATTAAAATTTATCTTCTTGATTTACAGCCAGTTATTAAATTAATTGGCTTTTTTTTGCTATAATATTTTTTTAATATAAAAATAAGTCTTTAATTTGCTTTGAACTTAAAAATTAAAAGATATGAATTACTACAAAGGTGTTAAATTAGAATTTAACAAAGAAAAAAGAAAAAACTATATGAGCTTTCCAGATTTAGCTCCAGACTTAACAACAAAATGTTTAGTTGAAATATTACACAAATTAGATAATTTACAATATTGTGTAAGTATTTTTAAGCAGTTAGAAAACAGAAAAGATATAACAGAAAAAGAATTAGATAATTTATATAACACAATTTAAAAATTAAAAACTATGGAGTACAAAGAATTTTTAGAAACAAAAATAAAAAGTCATATAGAAAGTGGCTTTGAAATTTCAGAAAATGAATTAAATGAAAATTTATTTGATTTTCAAAAGCATATTGTAAAAATAGCTTTAAAAAAAGGTAGATTCGCAATATTTGCAGACTGTGGATTAGGTAAAACTTTAATGCAGTTAAGCTGGGCTAATGCAGTTTATAATAAGACTGGAGAAAAAGTATTGATATTAGCACCATTAGCAGTTGTTGAGCAAACTAAAGAAGAAGCAGAAAGGTTTAATATTGATTTAAATAGTTTTGATATTACAAATTTTGACCAATTAAAAAACATTGATTGTAGTTTATATTCTGGAGTTGTGTTAGATGAGAGTAGTATTTTAAAAGGTAGAGATGGTAAGTTATCTAGTTTAATTATTGATAATTTTAAATCAACTCCTTATAAATTAGCTTGTACTGCTACTCCATCTCCAAACGACCATATGGAGTTAGGTCAACATAGTGAATTTTTAGGTGCAATGAGTTATCTTGAAATGTTGGCTATGTATTTTGTTCACGATGGAGGAGAAACTTCTAAATGGAGATTAAGAAAACACGCTCAGGATGACTTTTGGAAATATGTATGTACGTGGTCAATTAGTTTAGATAATCCTAAAACATTAGGTTTTAATGGTTTTGGTTATGAATTACCAGAAATAGAATATATTGAGCATATTATACCAGTTGAAAATAATACTCAAACTTTATTTGGTGATGTTGCCGTTAGTGCTACTGAACTTCATCAAGATTTAAAAAGAAGTTTTAATAAAAGAATAAATAAAACTATTGAACTTGTTAATAATTCAGATGAACAATGGATAATATGGACTTTAAAAAATGATGAAGCTAATGAATTATCAAAAGTTTTAAAAGATAGTATAAATGTTCAAGGTAGTGATAAACCAGAAGTAAAAGCTAAAAATTTAAATGGTTTTGCTCATAAAGAATTTCAGAACTTAATAACAAAAACAAGTATAGCAAGTTTTGGAATGAACTATCAGCAATGTTTTAATATGGTTTTTACTTCTTATGATTTTAAATTTGAGGCTTTTTATCAAGCTGTTAGGCGTTGTTATAGATTCGGACAAACAAATAAGGTTAAAGTACATTTGTTAGTCCCAGAAAGTCAAGTTAATGTTAGAAAATCAATATTAGAAAAAGAGAAAAAACATAAAATGATGATTAGTGAAATGTCTAATTATTCAGCAAATACAGATTATAAATTAAATAAAACTAAAGTAATGATTGATAAAAAAGAAATAAAAACAGATGACTACCATATTATAAATGGAGATTGCGTACAAGAAACATCTAAACTAGAAAGTAATATAGCTGATTTGGTTGTTTTTAGTCCTCCTTTTGCTGAATTATATGTTTATTCAGATAAGCCAGAAGATATGGGAAATGTTAAAAACTATAAAGAGTTTGAAAATCATTTTAAATTTTTGATACCTCAAATAAAAAGAGTTTTAAAGGATGGGCGTATTTGTGCTATTCATTGTATGGATTTACCTATTCAAAAAGGTAAAGAAGGATATATTGGTTTAAGAGATTTTTCTGGAATGTTAATTGAATGGTTTACTGAACAAGGTTTTATTTACCACGCTAAAACAACAATATGGAAAAACCCAGTAACAGAAATGCAAAGAACTAAAGCGTTAGGGTTATTACATAAAACAATAAAAAAAGATAGCTCAATGAGTAGAGTTGGTATTCCAGATTATGTATTATTTTTCAGAAACGAAGGAGAAAATGAAACACCAATACAACATCAAGATAAAGATGAATCATTACCAAACTATTTACCAGTTGATTTATGGCAAAAATACGCTAGTCCAGTTTGGATGGATGTTGATTATGGTAGAACATTACAATATAGAAGTGCTAGAGATGGAAATGATGAAAAACATATTTGTCCTTTACAATTAGATACTATTGAAAGAATAATACATTTATATTCTAATGAAGGAGAAACAGTTTTAAGTCCTTTTGGTGGTATTGGTTCAGAGGGTTTTCAAGCTTTAAAAATGAATAGAAAAAGTATATCTATTGAGTTAAAAGAAAGTTATTTTAAAATAAATCAAAAAAACCATAGAGATTGTGTTTTAGAAAAAGAATCAACATTAACACTATTTTAATATGAAAAATTTAATAGAAGAAAATTATAAAAGTATAGTTGCTAGGGGTTTAATTACTCCTAGCACTAAACTAAATGACTTTATAGATAAATTATTAGAAGAAACTATGGAGTTTCACGATGCTAGTAATAACTTTTTAAAAAGTCCTACAAAGAGTAATAATTTAAAAATGGATGAAGAACTTGCAGATGTTATTTTAGTTTGTCTAAATATAGCTAAACACTATAAAATAGATATTGAAAAAGAGTTAAACAATAAAATCAAAAAGAACTTTAAAAGAAGTTTAAAATGAAACAGTTTAACATATTTGGGACAATAGACGAATTAAATGATAACAATGAAATAATTAACAACTTAGAAACTATGAAAAAACATTATTTAGCAACAAAGATTTTAACAGATATTAGTAAATTCTATACTGCAAAATTTGGAGTATTTGAATACTGCAATCAAAAACTTTTCTTTCATTCAGATAGTAGCTTTGAAATTGAATTTATATTTACTCCAGAGCTTTTAAATGAAGAAATTTATGAAGAATTTACTTTAGAAGTAGAAAGTTATTTAGACAACAAAAAAATTGATTTCGATTTTTTATTTTCAAAAACTAAACTTAATATTGTATGCTAATATTTGAGGTTAACAAAGTAAAGTTTAAACTTACTGGAACACGTTTTTTTGAATATGAATGCGAAGAAACAATAAAGCAAATATGGTATTGCGACATTAAAAACCTATCTAATAACAAAACTAAAGTAAACGTAAACTATGACAAAATTAAAAAATACATTGACTAATTATGCTATAAAATTAGCTGATGCTGGTTTTTCAATAATTCCAGTTTCAGAAGATAAACGACCTTCTGGAGCTTGGAAAAAATACCAAAAGGAAAACAGAACACCA